AGAACATGATTGAACTCCTCCTTGATTGCCTTCTTGATGGAGTTTGGCTGCTCCAGGTCGTCCACGTTCAGATCGACCGGATTCTCGTTGTATTCGTGAACAATGCACTCGTTCACGATATTCTCGATTGCCATGTCGCACTCCGGCTGCTCTGCCGCGATGCGATACTTGCGAATGAGGTCAACATCGGTCTTCGCCGCGTCACCTTCCAGGTCCAAGTACTGACCATAGTACCCACCGGCTGCAATGGCCGTCGATCCATCATCCGAGGTCGGCGGAACAAATGATACCGCCTGCTTCTCGAGGTTCTTCCTCTTGATCAGCTCGCGATCGTTGGAGTCATCCTCCTTGCCGAATGTGAATCCAAAGAATTTGAGTGCCATGACGAGATGTTTTGTGGGGTTTCTTAACGAATAAAGGCGTGGGGGCCAAAAATACCCCCACGCCAATTATTTATTGAGGCAAAACTACCATTAAGTAGTCGTATTTGATTCCCAGTAGGTGACCTGGAACTCGACACCGAACTCCTCGATCGTGTTCTCTGAGTCATAGCTCAGATCAATCGCGGAGACGTTTGAGACCCAGCATCCGCGGAAGTCGTACTTCTTCAGTACGGTACCGTCCTTATTGAGCTGCTCAACAGCCAGGTCAGCCATATAATCCGAAGGATTTGTCAGACCAGTGTTTGCTGCATGCTGGTTGATACCATTCATCCAGCGCTCGAAGGCATTGCGGAGCTCGAATCCCGTGTCATTGATGACTGTGACGCCCCATGGTTCAAACACGCGGTCTCCCGCGATTTGAATCTGACGACCACGGAATGGGATCGTGATTGGAGCGATGAGTGATGATGGAAGAGCTGCGGACTTGATGAGGAAGGACGCAAGCTCAACATTTCCGGCAGCATAGGCAGGGAAGTTAGCGGTAACCTTGAACAGGTTATTGCGTGCTCCACCACCGACTAGCTTTGCCTTGAAATCATTGATTCCTAGATTAGCCATTGTAAGTGTTCTCCTTTAGTTGATGGTTTAGCTTCCAGTCAGCTCGGAGAACTCAACGCCAGTGCGAGTGGCGATAAAGTTCAGAGTGATGAAGTTGATTGAACGGGCTGGCTTGATGTAGATGTCAGCACGGAACTCGTTACGATCGATAACATCTCCGGTATTGTTCGTCTCATCGCAGACCACCTTGAAGTCGGTGATACCACGGCGACCCTGAACGTCACGCAGGAATGGCTCGACCATGTTGCGGAACATTGCGCGGGTGAACTCGTCGTTCAGCTCGAAGAGCTGGAACTTAGCAGCTGTGGAGATTGACTTCTCCAGAGTGATGAAGAGACGACGGACATTGATGCGATCGAAAGCCGATGGCTTGGCGAGGGCGGTCTTGTCTCCGTAGAGAACTGTGCCTTGGCCAGGGAAGCTGACGATCGGATTAATACGTGCTTTGTAGAGCGTATCGCGATCTGCCTGCTTTGGATTGAAGGCAATCTTGGTGACTCCGAGGAGTTGGCCACGATTGAATCCGGCAGGTGAGAACCAGGCATCAGCAACGTTATCTGTATATGCGCAGAGACCGGCGACATGTCCAGAAGCTGGGATCCAGCGGTAGACATCATTGTACTTGTCGTAGATCTTCAGCGCTGTGCTGTCGATGACAGCATATGAGGTCGAGGTCAGCGTATCTGCCCAGGCCTTGACATCAGTCGTTGGCGTAGCAGTTCCGACGCTATCCTCAGTTGGAGGAGAAACGAAGGCCACAACATCCTTACGGGCATTGGCGATCGAGATCAGCTTTGCTGCAATGGTATTAACGCCATTTGCATCGTTGACCGAGAACAGCAGATTCACATCAACTGTTTCAGCGTCGGCGAAGAGATCGATACCGGTCGAGAGCTCGGCTGCACCAACTGCTGTACCATCAAGACCTCCGGACAATGAGAATCCGAGGTTTGCTGTCTCAGTATCGTATGCGATACCGCCACTTGCGGCTTCGCCTGAATTCTGAAGGGTTGTTCCAGCGCCGTCAACAGCGTCGAACAGATCAAGCCAGTAGACGTACTTTGAGTTTGCGTTGATGACGTTCTTATAGTAATTAGAAGTGCCATCGTCCTTTACGGCATCGGATGCCTGAGAAACGTAAGCAAACTTCTCGAGAACTGTTCCCTTTTTCCCACTGATCAGGCCATCTTCGTCGATGACGACGATGTGCAGTTCGTCGTTAGATGAACCATACTTTGCAGCATATGAACTTGTGCCAGGGGCACCATCAAATTCACCTGACCACGTATACGTAACGGTGTCGATTGTCGTCGACCAGCTTGCAAATCCAGTTGAACTGGAGCAAACCTCGACCTTGAGTGAATTTCCTAAAACTCCTGGGCAGCGAGCACCGAAAGCTCCGACATTGGCTGAACCGCCGGCGTACGAATTATCGTATTCCTCGCGATTTTTGATCAGCAGTCCTGAGTTACCACCGGATCCTGAGGTAGCGTTACGTGCCGTTGAGTGAACAACACGAACGACCTTGAGGGCGTTGGCGTACTTCAGGAAGGAAGCAGCTGTGAAAAATGATTTTGCGGTCGTGTCGTTTGGAGTTCCGAAAGTCTCGGCGAGTTCCTTCTCGCTGCTGACCGTACGGATCTCTTCGGCAGGACCCCAGTTGAAAGCTCCGGTGAATCCACCGATCGAGGTGGATACAGCCGGAACGACATTGGTCAAGTCAATTTCGTTGACCTGAACTCCGGGTGATACTTGGAATGCCATGAGTTTTTAGGATGCTCAAAGTTAGGGTTTGATGTGAAACATAATACGGATATTCGCTGCTGTTATTTATAAATAGCTGTTTTTGGACGAATAGGACGAACTTTCCCACACGTTTCCATCCGTATCGACGAAACGACCGTCGTCCTCAGTAGGTTTCTCGAGATTGCCAAGTATTCCTACAGGAGCCACGTCCTCCTCGACGAGGCGTAATCTCTCGTTATATAGCATGTCCCGGATGTCCATGCTCGACATATTCACAAAGATGTCGGTGGCCACAAACCAAGCAAATATCACGAGTGTCATGACCGTATCGTCGTGGTTACCTTCGGCGGCTTCATAAGATGACCCGACAGCCTCAAATGTACTGAGTTCTTGAATTGTATCGGCATCCAGAATGATCAGCTTCTTCCCCTCGATGAGATCCTTCAGATTGGAACAACCGATCCTCTTGGTCTTCTTTGTGGTGGTCAGACCGATCGATCCGTTCTTGACAGCCGACTCCACAAACATGTTCTCGTATTCCAGGTCGTAATACAGTCCATTGCACACCACCGATCCCTGGTCATTGCTCTCCACGATGATGTACGCCTTATTGTACGTCTTGGCATACTTGTAGATTGTATCTGGGAAGATGAGTGGCGAGACCATTGCGTCTCGATATGACGCCACAACCTTGAATGGACGGGCAGTCACATCGATGATCGAGAAGGTAGAGAAGTCCTGGTTCCGTCCCTTGGCTACGTCTACGGCCATCACGTAGTTGTGATCCGCGATCGGTTTCTCATACACCTTGACACCGTTCTGAGTATAGATGGGATTCTCGGCCTTGAGCGATAGGAGGGTCTCTGCGTTGATCAGGGTGTTTCCGGTACCGTGGAAAGAGTTGCCGAACTCTTGCTGGAACTGCAGCTCAGAAGTGTTAGCCACGGTCTGGCGTTTCCATTCCTCGTCTCGGCCCGGTACGTCCCACCAATCGACTCGAAACGGCTTGAACTCGTTGATGCCCTGTACGGCACCTTCCCAGATCTTATGGAACTGATTGCCGACGCCATTGGCCGTCGATGTGATGATGACTCGAGAGGTCTTACCCGATGAAACAACGGGATAGGTCGAGGTATAGAAAGTCGTGGCATTCTCAACGAAGGCAAATTCGTCCATGAACAGTAGGTTGACCGAGAGACCGCGGATCGAACTACCAGAGGTAGCAGCTGCAATGATTCGAGAGTTGTTGCTGAACTCGATCGATCCTTTGTTCAGCGCTCGGCAACCTGGTTGCAGGAAGAACGGTAGATTCTCCAGCGCCAGGGTCACACGAGCCAACATCTCTCGAGCGGTGGCCGCCTTATTGGCCAGCATCACGATTGTTTTGTCCGGCTGGAAGAGTGCGAACCAAAGCAGGTAGATGACCGATGAGATCGATTTACCAGACTGACGGCATGCCAGAACGATCGAAAATCTATGAGTGTTGAAATGCTCGAACATCTTTCCCTGATAGGGATA